AACGCAGCCTGCGCTTATAGGGTTCATTGAAGAGTTTGCATTAAATTGTAGGTTCATCTTTACTTGTAACTTTAAGAATAGAATTATCCCACCTCTGCATAGTAGGTGTGCTGTCATTGAGTTTAAGATACCTAAAGGTGAGACGCCAAAGATTGCATCTCAGTTCTTTGCCTCGGTGCAAAATATTCTTGTTAAAGAGAATGTTGAGTTTGATAAGAAAGTATTAGCTAAAGTTGTTGAAAAGCACTTCCCTGATTTTCGTAGAACTCTAAATGAGTTGCAGCGATATGCTCAAGCCGGGGTTATTGACGAAGGTATTCTGCATAACATCGGTGATGCTAAAATGACTGAACTGGTCGAGTCTATTAAAGATAAAGACTGGAAGAAAATGAGAGCTTGGGTTGTTAATAATTTAGATAATGACCCTGTGTCGCTATTTAGAAAGATCTATGATACGTTTGTACCGTTGACTAACCAGGTACCGCAGCTTGTTCTTACGATTGCTGATTATCAATATAAGTCTGCATTTGTATCCGATCAAGAGATTAATCTGGTAGCATGCTTAACGGAGATTATGGCTTCGGTGGAGATTAAGTAATGTCTACAGAAGATATAAACTTAGTCTTCGGTCAACCTGTTGAAGTTATAGTTCAAGAGACATATAAAGCACCAGCTATTTCGCCTTTCGAATTCGTTAATGCGATTAATCATTCTAAAGAAGATCTGATAGTAGATGATTGGTCAGAGAAGCAATATGTACCATACATTGTTAATAAAGGATTATCCTATAGCGCAGATACAGTAATTCCAGCTAATGAGATGAATTCTAGAGCTCATTTAGATAAGAAACTCCAATTCCAATTTCTAATAAATAGTATTAGGCCCCGTAAACGTTATAATAAATGGTTAAAGGCTGAAAAGATTGAATCGATAGAGGTTATTAAAGATTACTATGGCTATAGCACAGAAAAAGCTCAGCAAGTTCTCCCACTCCACGACCAATCTATGATTGAATACCTAAAACAAAAATTAGAAAAAGGTGGGAATTATAATGCTAAACGAGCATCTAAGAATTGATCTTGCAGGGTACAAACCGCTAGAGGTAACACTCACACAACCGGACGATTTTCTAAAGGTAAAAGAAACGCTTACCAGAATCGGGGTCGCTTCTAGAAAAGAAAAGATACTATTCCAATCCTGTCATATTCTACACAAGCAAGGTAAGTATTACATAGTACATTTTAAAGAACTATTTGCTCTAGACGGCAAACCAGTTGATCTTGTTGAGAATGATATTGAACGAAGAAACACTATTGCAAAGTTGCTTTCTGATTGGGGATTGATTAAAATACTAGATGTTGGAGCATATGCTAATACAGCTCCGTTGTCTCAGATTAAAATTATTGCTTTTAAAGAAAAATCAGAATGGGATTTACAGACTAAGTATAATATTGGTAAAAAGAAGACTGATTTATACGACTGATAATATAAATATTATTAACACGGCGGGTGCCCATGCGGACCCGTTCTTCAATCCCACCTTAGGGCTGTTTGATGCTACGGTATAAGGCGTCCGGGCAATTGCACTGTCACCCGTTAGTTGACCCTGTATTAAGTAAGCAGGGCTAACGCTATGCCTTCGGGGTAGCAATTTTAACTTGCTTAATAGGAGAAACTTTATGTTTTATTCAAACATGGCTATTGACTCGATTCAAAACGCCAAAATTAACTTCCTCAAACAAACAGTTAAGGAAGAATCCCTTCTTAAACCTTTAGTTGATTTCGTCGAGGCACAACGTGTCTTTACAAAACAAATTGCTAAGTCTGCTAATGACGTAATGACCGTTACTACAGAAACTTTTGCAAATACACTTTCTGGTATTACGAAAAAGGGAGCTTAATATGACACACCTATCAGTATTTGGTCCAGGCTTTAAGGACTTTGATAAATTTTTTGTTGGCTTTGATGACCAGTTTAATAAAATGGCCAAGATGCATGATGATCTAACAAAAAACATTCCCAACTACCCACCATACAACATTAAAAAAACAGGCGACAATACATACGTAATTGAACTTGCTGTTGCTGGTTTTGCTAAACAAGATATTGAAATCGAGTTGGCAGACGGTAAGATGTTGATTAAGGGTAATGTTAATTCTGACGATGCCGATACAACGGAAGCGTTCTTGTTTAAGGGAATTGCTAACCGTGCATTCACTCGCTCATTTGCACTCGATGATCATATCGAAGTTAACAATGCAGAGATGATTAACGGTATGCTAAAAGTGTTTCTGGAACGTATTATTCCCGAACACAAAAAGCCAAAGAAAATTGACATTCAAGAACCTAGTGAAGCAAAGTCTGTAACTAAGCTAAAGAAAAGTACAAAACAATTGCTTACAGAAGATCCTGTAGATAAGGATCTGTAAAATGATAGACGCTGAAAACATAGATTTTAATTTAAAACCTATAGTTCAGTTTAGCGATTTAATCCCTAATTTTAGTTCTTTTTGGTCTTGGGTAAAAGAAACATTTACCCCAAATTATAGAAAAGAAGTTGAGGATTATCTAGCTACATCTGTTGATGTATATGATTTAGAACGCAAAATTACGTTACTTTATCGTAGAGGCATTGTCTAGATTGTTTTGACTAAATAGGTGATAGAAATATCACCTATGAAATACTTAACGTTAGAAACAGTTAGATTTGGAAATTGGTTAGTTAAAGCTAGCCTTTTGGAAGATACTATATTGATTTTTTTCTATAATGAGTATACAATGGTGAGTAAGATTAAATTTTTTTATGATGAAGAGAAGGCACATAATTATCTATTAGATGTAACAGGTGAATAATGAATATTAAAAAACAACCATTATTATTAGTTAATCCACTTAATTCGGAGGAGTGGGTATGTGACGATTATCAAGATACTAAATATATTGATGGTGTCGAATATATTAAGGTGAGAAAATCAGGTCAGGTAAAGTGGTTCTTAATGCGTAAAGATGCACTAAAGAAACAGGTACGCTATAAGGCCGTAACGTAACGCAACTGTTGCAATTCTCGCTCGATCCGTTATAATAGATACATCTACTAAGGAGTCTCTTATGAAAAAGTTTATCGTTATCCTCGTTACTGCTCTGATTTCCGTAACTGCTATAGCAGACGAATATCATCATAACCGTCACTACAATCCTCGCCCACATAATGGTGTTATTGTTGAAAATCGTAACAACGATAACTGGGCTGGTCCGCTTATCGGTGGTATCATCCTAGGTGCAGTTATTTCTAACGCGCAAGCTCAGAATCAACCGCAACCTGTTGTTGTACCGCGTCAAGTTATTATACAAGAACAACGCTATTACGTGCCGCAAAAATACCCTTGCAATGTTGAGGTGTATGATCCTAATACTAATACTACGCGTAATGAAATGATGATTTGCGTACGTTAATATAACCCCTTGGATACCCGAAAGGGTATCCTTTTTTTATGATTGCTTAATTATGAAGTCTGTGTTAGTAATTACCCCTACTACGGGGTCTCCTGATGTTATAGATGCAATTAAATCTGTTACAAATCAGACGTATAAAAATGTTGAACATGTATTAGTTGTTGATGGTTCAAAATTTAGTTCAGATGCAGATAGGACATTAAACGACGCAGGAATATTTACATGCGGTAAAATTCGTAGAGCAGATATTCCATACAATACAGGGGGTAAAGGATATTACGGTCATCGCGTGATGGCTGCTTTTAGTCACTTATCTGATCATGACTACATTATGTTTCTTGATCAGGATAATTGGTATGAACCTGATCATGTACAATCCTTAGTTGAGGAATGTGAGAAATACAATTATGAATGGACCTATAGCTTAAGAAACATTTACAATAAGAATAAAGAATTTATTTGTCAGGATAATTGCGAGTCATTAGGTCGTTATCCTGCGTATGTAAACGAACAAGCTTTTTTGATTGATTCAAGCTCATACTGCTTTACTAATAACTTTATTCGTATGACTGGTCATCTTTGGGACTTTGGATGGGGTGCTGATCGCAGATTCTATTCAATAGTCAAAGATCAAATGCAGCATAAAAATTACGGAAGTAATAACAAGCATACTTTAAATTATCGACTAGGCGGCAACGAAGGTTCTGTCACTGATGGGTTCTTCTTTGAAGGTAATAGACAGATGAATAAGAAGTATGAAGGGGTATACCCTTGGACAAAGGTACATAAATAATATCGCGGGGTAGCTCAGGTGGTAGAGCACGGGACTCATAATCCTGAGGTCGTAGGTTCGACTCCTCCCCCCGCAACCATATAAATGAAAACGTTTCTTTGTATCCTTACTCTATTAGCAAGTAATGTCTTCGCTATGGATATCACTGC